ACCGGAATTGACTATCTCGATCAGAATCCTGGGGTATTCCTTGTCAACCAGTTTGAGATAGGGCGCCACCATGCGGGTGACGTTGCTGATGATGAATTTCCCCTCCGGAGCCTGCTCGTTTGCGGAGTTCGGCACTGTTGCCTGAAGTGGGCAGAACCAGAAAGTGTTTCCCCGCGAGATCGTCCCGTAAATTGGCGCCTTCGTCTCTTCGTCGTCCTTGATGTAGACCGTTTCGTGGGTGGAGAGCCGAATCGGCTCCGTCCACGAAGGGTGCGTCATCGTAATCAGCACGATGTCGGTGTCTTCCGACTCCTGCCTCATGACGGCGTTGAGGGTGCGGGGAGAGAGAGGCATGCGCTGTCCTTAGTGCGGAGAAGTCAGTGGCGCTCCAGGCCAGATTTCAAGATCAAGCTTGACCTGCCACAAAAGCGTTCCGGAATACGCCTCGACATCAAAGAGACCCTCGTTTCCGGCCTTCAGGCGGGCCTTGACGTAGTCGCCGGAATGTTCCTGATCGGGCCAGTCGAAGCAGATGGCACCGTCAGCGATGGTTTCCTTGCAAAACGTCTCCAGCGCGGCAACCTGCGCGTCGTCGAGGACGTAGGTAGCGGACACGACGTGGGGCTTGTTGCCCCCGCGCCGGCGCACCTTGTCCGATCCGTTGTCCATTGAAGAACGGATCACCAGGCTTGGTACGCTTCGCTTATATCCGCCCCGAAGCGGAGCCTGTGGAAGAACGGTGGGCCAGATTGGCATCCGTTTATCTCCTCGTCACCTGCTGCTGCTGCCCGGTAAAGGTGCGGACGGCCTTATTGAGGCTCGTCCCCTGTTTCAGCATCTGTCCTGCGGCCATGTCGCCCACAACGACGTCGATGGACTTGTTGCCCTGTCCGTCAGTCTTCGTGGACTGCGTAGCCGCCTGTCCCGTTGAATTAATGATGTTGACATTGACTACCGGCTGGTTCGCGCCTTCGGATCTTACTCCAAGGTGTCCGGATGCCGTTCTTGTCAGAGGCATTACGGCTTCCGGCCCCGCCTCGCCCATTACGCCGCCTTTTGCAAACCTTGTCAACTGCGAACCGTAAGAGAAGAGCGTCGGACGAGATACAATCTGATTGCTGTAGCCTCTAAGGCCGGTAAAAGCGCCGCCCATTGCAACAAGCTTGACTCCGGCGGCCGCAGAGCCAATGCCGCCGGCGGCACCGCCTATTTTTCCTGCCACGCCGGACACTGCGCCGGAAACCCCGCCTCCAAAGAAACCGCTGAACAGGCTTCCGATGCCGTTCGCAATCGGGCCGACAATCGCCTGCTGGATGGCGATACGCATCAAGTCCTTGATAATGGAGTTGGCAAGGTCGCTGAAGCTCGTCTTTCCGGTCATGACGAAGTCGGTGAAGGCGTCCGCCATGTCGCCAAAGCTCTTTTGCACGAGGTCACTCACGTTCTGGGCAAAAGACCCAATCTCCAGAGCGTAGTTCTTGGCGCCAAGCGCGATGCCCGCCATGACGTCGCTGCCGTTCTTGACGCGGTTCTGGAGAACTTCAAGCTCCTTCCATCGGGCGATAAGCTCGTCGGGGACAGTCCCCTTCATCTTCTCCGCCTGGATCTCGATAAGCTCGTTCTGGAGCGCCAGCGCCTCGCCCCGCTTGCCGTCCCACGCGGAGAACTTCTCGTAGTAGGGCAGGATCTTCTGCAGCTCCTGCTCCCGCGCCTGGCCCTTCAGCAGCTCCTCGTACTCCCTGAGCTGAGGCGTATAGTCCTGCACGGTCAGGCCCAGCTTCTTCGCCTCCTCAGCCATGCCTTCCAGCGCGGCCTTCTTTTCCTTCACTTTGTCCGCGATCTCGGCATCCGCCAGCGCCTTTTCGTTGCCGCGAAGCTGCAGGATCTCCTTATTCAAATCCTTGGCGTACTTGCCGTTGAACGCCTCGAGGTAGTCAGTCTTCAGTTTTTTCATGTCCACGGACGAGCCTTTCAGCTGCTTGTCCATGTCCGCAAAGTCCTTCGCCAGAGTCGCAATGTCCTTCTGGCCCTGCATGTCGGCTATCTTCTTGCGCCACCCTTCCTCGGCGGAGTGCCACTTCTCGGCGGTGTTGTCCACACGCTTGGAACCGCCACCCTTCTTGCCGCCGCCTTTTTTGCCGGCTTTGCCGAAATCTAAAAGCCTGCCTTTTGCCTCAAATTCACGCCTCCACAAACTCAACTCAGTATCGGTGGGGTCGCTAAAAGCAACGCCTTGATTTATCTGCTGTTCATAGCGAAGAGTCTTTTTGCCGGCGAGGTATTTTTCCCAATCCCTGTCTTTAACCGCAACGCCCATCTCACTCAAAACTACCTGACGTTCGGCAGCTTCAGCTCCAGCGAGGGCGGACGCCTCAAATGCGATGTTTGCAGAAACAGACATTAAATCCTGAAGTCTGCCGATAATGGCGCTAATCTGCGATTCCACCATGCCACCAGCCCTGGCGGCCTGCTCAAATACTGCGGTTATGGCGTTGAACGCGGCTGGAGTCCCGCCAGCGGCGGCAATCGCATTAAAGAGAGAAGTTGTAAGCTTGTCGTGCTGTTCGCTTAACGCCTTAACCTGCTGATCGTTGTCCTGACAAGCCTTGCGATATTCTTCGGAAGTAACGATGCCCATTGAATAGTCATCGCGTATGATTTCAAGTGTCTTGCTAAGTTCTTCGTGGTTTTTTTGAGAGTTTGTCAGGCTGTTGGTTAGATTGACAACTTCATCCATGTACTTGCCGGCAGCCGCCGTTGCGGCGTCATAGGACGCGCCAGTTTGTCCAAGATACTTTGTTACCTTTTCAAAACTCTGCAAATCGGCAAAAGCTTTGCCTAGCTGATTACTAGACGCTGCTTTGGCAAGCCCGTCGTAAGACTTCTTGAGAGCGTCAAGATTAAGGCCAAGAGCTTTTGCCGCGCTAATGGAGTCAGCAGAGAATGTCTGCTGCCAGCGGGTAAGATCTGCATAGGCGCGAGATCCAGTTTCATAAAGCCCGGCAAATGCCTTCTCCATAAAGGCGATGCCTTCTTTTGACACAGACCCGCTATCAACCATCTTGGCTTTAATTTTTCCCCAGTTTTCAGCCATCTGGTTGAGAACATTATTGACTCCATTAAGATCTTTGTCGTCTACAGCTTTTTTAAGAGCTGCACTATAATCTTCAGCGGCCTTCTTTGCTTCTTTGAGGCTTGCAAGTCCAAGATCTCTGGCAGACGTATCAAGGTCACTAGCAGCGCCTCCAGATCCAGCTTTATATTTCAGCGGCGTTTTGTAGAGAACATCGTCCATTGCCTTCTGGATAGTGCCTTCGCTCATTTTCCAGTCGCGCTGCCAGTCAGACACAGCCGTTCTCGCATCGGCAAGAACATTAGTGCGAAGCGTCTCTGGAGAGAACCTCGAAGCCATGTCGGCACTCTTCGACATCTGCATGTCGTAGACATACTCGCTCATGGTCTTGCGGATGTCTTTAAAAGCCTCTTTTGCCTTATAAGCCTTGTAGGCCCAAACGCCAAGAGCGGCGCCAATGGCAGCCATCACCGTTAGGACTACTGGGTTTTTAACCATAGTCAAAAGCGCGGCGCCAAGCCCCTTAACTTTCGTTCCCGCCGTTGCCGCTGTCGCTCCTACGGCAGTTTGCGCCACGGCAACGCCTTTATAGGCTTCAATAGAGGCTTTTGCAGATGCTATTAGCGAAGCAAAAACGGCATTTAGCTTGCCGCCGGCGCTTGCAGACGCGCCAAGCCAGGCAACGAATCCGGCGGCTGTCAATTCGGCGGTGTGCTTTGAAAGCTCAGATATAATAGAAAGTGTTGGCTTTAATACTGCGTTTAAATCTCTGACTACGCTTGCGAAACCGCCTGTATCTACGATTTTGCTCTGAAAATTAACCCATGTATTGCCAAGCCTATTAAGCTCTGCCTGAAGGCTATGCCCCGCCATCTGAGCGCCGGCGGCATAGGTCTTGTTTACCTCGGCAGCGAACTGGACAAAATGCTGGAGGTTCACCTCGCCCTTTTGAAGCATTTTGTCTAATTCCTGAGTCGTAACGCCAATGGACTTGGCAAATAAGTTGACGGCGCCAGGCATGCGCTCCGCCAGCTGCTGCCTCAACTCTTCTGCGGAGACCTTGCCCTTGGAGATCATCTGGCTCAACGCCAGAAAGACGCCCTTCGTCTCGTCAGATGTCAGCTTCAGCGCCGCAGACATGTTGGAGAACGCCTTGAACACCATGTTGGCGTCCTTCTCCACCGGCGTTCCCTGAGCCGCGGCAAAAAGCTTCTTGGCGCCTTCGGCGGTAGCGAGGAAGGACAAGCCAAGCTCATCCGACACCTGCTTTACGTAGGCCAGCTTCTTCGCCGCCATGTCGGACGTGCCGTAGATAGCCTGGAAGGCCACCTCGACGTTCTCGACGCGCATGGCGGTCTTAATGGAGTCAACAAGCTCTGCGCCAAGACCAAAGAAGACCCTCTGCTTCAAAGAGCCGATGATGCCGTTAAAGAAGGTCGAAGACTTGGAAAGCTCATCGCGAAGCTTCCGCACCTGCGCCGTGGTGGCGCCGGTGGCCTGCGCCAGCTGCCGCATCTCCGCAACGGTGCGGGGGAGACGCCCGTGAAGCTCCTGGAAGCCCGACATGCCCTCGACAAGGGCCTTCCTCTGCGTGTACTGCTCGTAGCCTTTCTGCGTTGGGGCTATGGTGGTGGTTTTCGCCCAGAGCTGATTGTAGTCGTCGCGCCTGCGCTCAGACAAGGTCATAAGCTCGCGCTTGTACTCGCGGACTCTGGCCTGCATGACCTCGAAGGCGCGGGCGGTCTCCGCGCCCATGCCGCCGGCGGCAATCTTGGCGTTGACATACGCGGCCTTGACGTCCTGAATGTCTTTCTTGATCTGTGCGGCGGAGCGGATGCCGACGCCTTTCATGGCGGTGTCGAGGGCGCCTTTCCAGTCATGGGCGCTGCGCTGCATGCTGGAGACTTCCGCATCCGTCAGGCGAAGCTGGCGCTGGAGCGTCCGCAGCGAGTTCTCCAGCTGCTTCTGCTGGGCCGCCTGCGCCATCCTGTTGGCGAGGCTCTGCATGTGCGCTTCAGAGACGCTGCATGCCTTCGCCAGCTCGCCAAGCTCCTTGATTACCGGCTTGAACGACTT